CTTGACATTGCGAGGATGGGAAAAGGCTTGGTTCAAAATCAAGAATAAATTATGTATTGATTGTGTCAAAAAATGCAAGCAGAGTGCTCGTGTAACAATTATAAATTGTCCATTTTATAAGAGTAAAAATAATGGATAGATATTATAATGGCCCAAAATCAAAGGAGATGGATCATCTTTATGATTGTTTGATGGAACATATTGATGTTACAGAACTGAATGATTGGCCTATACTCTCTTTACATATAGCAAGAATTTTGTATAATAAAAATATTGGAAAGGAGGTGTTATGGAAGCAGAATTGCTTGAAAGATTGATAATAAAAGGATGTTATGAGTCAGACCAATATCTGACTTTGGTTTCAACAATATTCAAATCGGATTATTTTGATGATCCTGTTATAGGTAAAATTTTCAGCGACATTTCTACTCATTTCAAAAGTTTTGGCAAGATTATTCCTGAGTCTGCAATTTCACAGGACAGTGATAAGAAGCAGATTTTTGATGAAATAAAATCCGTTGACTTTGATGTTGCAAAAAATTACGATTATTTGTATCAAGAAACAGAAGCATATTTGAAAGAGAAGGCTGTAAAAACCGCCATCCTTGAGTCAGTTGATGTTATCAATTCCAAAAAAAATTTTGGCAGTATCAGATTATTGTTGGAAGATGCAATGTGTAAAAGTCTGAAAGTGGACTTGGGTTTGGAATATTTTAAAAATATTGGGGATAGATTGAGAAGAGCATTTAGCAATGATGTCAAAAGAATACCAACTTATTTTCCACAATTGGATGAATACATAAATTCTGGTTTTCCACCATATACATTGAACATTATAATTTCCAGAATACACGGTCATAAATCAAGTTTTTTAGCGAATGTAAGTGCAAGACAGGTAATTGAAGGTCATAATGTTGTTATCCTATCTCTTGAAATGTCTGAAATAATGTATGCACAAAGATATGATGGAATTTATAGTGGTTTGAATATAAATCGCATGTATCTTGATAAGAACTTGAAAATTCAATTGATGAAAGCATTGTCAAAGAAGGCTATCAGCAATAAAGGAAATCTTTTTATAAAAGAACTACCAACCGGAAAAGCATCCGTAAATGATTTCAGAATTTATTTACGAGAATTACAAATGAGGCACATAGAACCAAGTATCGTTTTATGTGATTATATGAATTTGATGAAGCCGTCATATCGTGCTAAAATGGATATGTATAGCGATGTCAAAGAAATTGCTGAGGAACTAAGAGCATTAGGGCTGGAGTTCAATTGCCCTATATTATCCGTCAGTCAGTTGAACAGGATTGGTTCAGATGATTTACCATTATCAGCACTTGATATTGTTCATATTTCAGAGTCAATGGGAACAGGGGCAACTGCAGATTTTATGGCTATATTTGGTGATGAAGCTGATATGAGAACTTATGAAAATGAAATTCATTATAAGATTTTGAAGAACCGTCTTGGTGGGCGAGTTGGTGAAATCAATAAGTTTTATTATGATGCTAATTCATTGACGATATATGATGTATCGGAATTGGATAGTTGGAGGTCGGCATCTTTGGTTTCTGGTGACCAAAGAAAAATACACGACAAGAAAATATCAATGCCGAGAACCTTAGGTAAAAAAAGTAGAAAAAGGAGTGACGATGAATAATGCAAGTTACTGACTGGTTACCACAATTGATAATGTTTGTATTATTGAGTTTGAACATATTCAAAAATCCCGCGAATAAAAGTAATGCTGGTGTGATTATCGCGTGTTCCATTGTCTTATTGATACTTTTATGGGGCGGATTTTTTGATAAACTTATAGAATATATTTTGTCATAAAGAAAGGGGTATGAAATGGATATTGATGTGAATAAAATTACAGAGCAAAAAGATGGATCGGAGTATATTACTTATTTGGCTACAATGGATCAAAGAAAAGTTTTGGGGTGTATTTTTCAAGTGTGGTTGCCCAAAATTGATTATATGTCGGCAGAATCTTTGAAAGATAATATTATCCATAGTATAGCTTTAGCTTGTGAAACTCTTGAATGGAAAAAGAATGCTACATTGAGTAAAAGATGTAAGTCTATTTTTGACTATATTCAGAAGGGAATTTATACAAAAGAAAGTTTGATGAAAATAGTAACAAATACTATTTTGAGTTCAGATGGATTTGGCTTGAAGGTATGATGAATTCATTTTTTGATATAAAGCAAAAAATGGAAGATTTTCATCCAATTTATACCACTATTGAAATTCCATCTTGGCTTATAAAAATTACTTGGAATGACATTCGTTTTATGGATGAAAATCAGTTCGTAGACTTTTGCAAAAAATTTCGTGTCTTTGCACTGGATCAATACAAGAAATATAGATACCCTATATTTGCAAGACCGAAAAGTCTTAGAAAAATTATTTCAGGTTTCAGAAAATATAATATACTGGATGTTAGTGATGTTCCGTATAATATGGATAATAAATTCTGTTTGAAAGGAACAACTAGAAATTACTCCTCTGGTATAAACAATTGGTTTCCAGAAATTTATTATGTGGATACTGTCAAGGGAAAAACATCACCAATGTCTTTGATTGAGAATGAAAAAAGATTGATAAATTCTATGAAGGCGGTATTGTATAATGACACATTGAAAGTTTTTGCAAAAAATCCCGGCAAACCAATATTTGAGCGTTTGATAAAAGTGTTATCCATAGCCAGAGGCACTCAAAAGGTTGGTCATTTTTCTCCGGATATGGTAAAATGGTTGTATATTCATACATTGAAAAATTATAAAGACAAGGAATTGTATGTTTATGATCCTTGTGGTGGTTGGGCCGGCAGTATGGTTCCTTTATTTGCAGCATCATATCATTTATCATTATTTGACAAAAAAATTACATATATTGCGACAGATGTAAATAGTGATGTTCACGACAGATATGAAATGATATATCAATTTTGGAAAACATATATCAATCCAAGAATGAATGTTTTTATACATAAATTTTTGACTCCCGCCGAAGAAATGCATAATGAGAAAATTTTTCGAAACTTGTATGGAAAGGGAACGATGGCTTTTACATCGCCGCCGTATTATAATAAAGAAAGGTATTCAAAAGATGAAAATCAATCTTATATCAAATACAAGAGTTATAGTTTATGGCTTGACGGTTTTTTGACCAGAATGATAAAAAATGTTTATGATTGGTTGGGTGATGGTGGAGTGTTTTTTCTGAATGTGGCTGATACTAGAAATGGAAAAGAGAGATATAGCATTCAAGGTGACTCTTTATCTATAGCTAAATCTATTGGTTTCAATCATTCAGATACCTATTATATGGTTCAAACAGTCATAGCCGGAACTAATACAGACAGACAACAATTGATGGAAAGCAATGGAAAGAACAAATTTGAACCAATTTTCAAGTTGACAAAAGGTGTAGAACCTGTTATAATTGACAAAGATATTATTGACATATTTTTTTCAGAAAGGGTAGGAGTGTAAAAAAGTGTTGCGGTACATAGGAGGTAAGCGGTTTCAGGCTCCTTGGATTTCTAGTTTTATTCCAAAATCAAAGGAGTATATGGAAATATTTGGTGGTGCTTTTTGGGTTTATATTGCTGGTGATATAAATTCTGAAAGGGTTATATACAATGATTATAGTAAATTGATGTATAATATTTTTACTTGTTTGCGAGATGCTAAATCATTATATAATGTCACCGGAAAAATGCCGGAGCACGATGCAGAATTGTTTGATAAGTGTAAAAAAGAAGTTCTTGAAACTGGTAATAATTTTGAAGTTCCGAGTATTCAAATGGCAGCTAGTTACATATATATTTTGACTCATGTGTTTTCTGGAATAGTCAATGAAAAAAACATCAAAATGGTCAAAAGAAATGCTGGTAAAAATCTTACAGCATTCAATAACAAACTCAAGAATGCAAAATTACAAAAGAAGTTGGAAAAAATTGAAACCAGTAATTTGAGCTATGAACTTGCATTGGAAAAATATGATAATAAGGACATGGTTTTTTATGTCGATCCACCATATTACAAAACAGAGAATTATTATTCTTTCCATGAATTTGGTTTGAAAGACCATCAGAAATTGGCAGATGTGTTGAAATCTTGCAAGGCTAAATGGTTGCTGAGCTATTATGATTTTCCAGAATTGATTGAAATGTATCCAGATGACCAATTTCATTATGAGAAAAAATTGTATACAAAAAAAGCATCTGTGATGAAAGGTCAGAAAAAAAATATGGGTGAAGAAATTCTTATTATGAATTATACACCAAAAAATGAAACCTATGATTTATTTTTCAAATAAGGTGTTTTATGACTAGTGTTGAAATAATTCAAGGTGATGTATTATCTGTATTGAAAACATTACCTGATAATTCTGCACAATGTGTGGTGACTTCACCGCCTTACTATAATTTGCGTGATTATGGAACAGCTAAGTGGAATGGCGGAGACCCCGAGTGTGACCATTCTGCTGCAAAAGAAAAGTCTCGATATGATTATTCTTTAGTAAGTTCGCCAATCCAGGATGATAGTAGAACAGGAACAGACGCTCCAAAATGGAAAGATATATGCCCTTCTTGTGGTGCAATAAAAATTGACAGCCAAATTGGTCTTGAAAAGACTCCTGAAGAGTATGTTGAAAAAATTGTGGATGTTTGTAGAGAAATTCGCCGTGTGTTGAGAAATGACGGCACATTTTGGTTGAATTTGGGTGACTCTTATAATGGTAGTGGAAAGGCCGGAGAAAACTCGGAATATCAGGTAAGACATACTGAGTTTGGAAAACCTTCAAAAGAAAAATCCCGTTTTGGTAAACCAACTAATATCAAAGGACTGAAGCATAAGGATATTATTGGAATTCCTTGGCGTGTTGCTTTTGCATTACAGGCAGATGGTTGGTGGCTCCGTCAGGACATCATCTGGAGCAAACCGAACCCCATGCCGGAAAGTGTAACAGATAGATGCACAAAATCACATGAGTATATTTTTTTGTTGACAAAAAGCGCACATTATTATTATGATGCAGAGGCAATAAAGGAAAAGGCTTTGACGGATCCTGGAGTAACTTGGGATGATAGAAAAAAAGTCGGTGCAACGGCTGGAAATTGGTATGCAAGTAAAAATTGTCAGCGCGCTGTTCATGGAGACGGTAGTGTTGGTTCTAATTTGACACCACAAGACGGAAAGCGCAATCATCGCTCCGTTTGGAATATTACAACTAAACCTTTCAAGGGTGCACATTTTGCAGTGTTTCCACCAGAGATACCAGAAATATGTATCAAGGCTGGAACAAGTTTGATTGGATGTTGCCCGATATGTAAGAGTCCTGTCAAACGAGTTATAAAAAGAAACAATCCATCGAAGGAATCGAACAATGGAAAAGACATGACTGGTGGAACTGCAAAAACAGGAAATCCACAAACAAGCAAAGGTTTACATAGAAACAATGGTGGAGTTTATTCTTCCGCGGTTACTGATGGATGGGAAAAAACTTGTGAACATATTTTTGACCCAGTTCCTTGTACAGTTTTAGATCCTTTTTCTGGATCCGGAACAACTGGTTTTGTTGCTAAGAAGCTTGGAAGGGATTTTATTGGAATTGAATTGAACTCAGAGTATATTGAAATTTCTAAAAAAAGATTAGGATTGAATGGTGGTTTGAAATTATTTTTTGATTGAGGCAGAAATATGGTCAATAGACAACCAGAAATAGATTGGTGGCAGTCACGTTTTGATATTTTATATCATTGGGTTATCAGATATGGAAATGATGGTCAAACATTTTGCACGACAAAATACGATATAGCAAACAAAAGAGCTGTAATATTTCCGTGTGATATTGATACAGAAGAAGATTATGTTTTGCACGAAATGCTCAAACTGGCATATATTGAAGCAAGGATAAGTCCTTCAAATGCTGATAAGTTTCTTGAAGATTTGGCAACATTGATTACCGATAGAAGTATAAGAGCATAAATTTACAATTGTTATAAAATATGATATAATTTATAAATGATTTGCCTTATTTGTTGGCAGGAAGGAAAAAGGAATTGATATGTTCAAAAATGTTTTTTATAATACAAGAGAATCCATGATACATTTGTGGGAACAAATAAATGGTGAAAATCTTTATACTGATATTCATTGGTCTCCATATCTTTATGAAAATTCGGATCACGGAACCGTCAAAACACTAGACGAGAAGAAAGCTAGAAGAATAACTTTCAATAACTATGGATCTTATTATCAGTATCAGCAAGAATCCAATAATGCTTTAGAAAATAATGTTCGTCCAGAAATCCAGTTTTTGGCGGAAAGATATTATGACATAAAGGATGATGAAATATCGACACCAAAAATCAAGGTTTATTATTTAGATATTGAAGTTCAGAGTGATAGTCAAAAGTTTCCAGATGTATCAGAAGCTAATGATAGTATTACTTTATTGTCTGTATATGATAACACTACGAATAGCACTATTTCATTTGGAATAGATTCGTATACCGGAAAATATTCAAAAGAAAAATGGATGAATTATGTTCAATGTGAATCAGATAGGGATTTATTGAAAAAGTTTTTTGAATGGATTCATGATAATCCACCTGATGTTATAACTGGTTGGAATGTTATAAACTTTGACTTACTTTATATTAGAAACAGAACTAAAAATTTATTTGGTGAAAAAAATTCTTGGTTTGATATGTTGAGTCCTATCAATATTGTTAGGACATGGGAGTCGAAATCTTCAAAAAATACTAATATTGATATAGCCGGAATTACAATATTAGATTATTTAGATTTATATAAATGGTATAGTCCAAAAAAACTTGAAAGACATACTCTTGATTATGTGTGTAAGTATGAATTGGAAAAGGGGAAGGTTGATTATTCTGAATATAAAGACCTTTCTGATTTATATCATAGTGATTATAATTTATATGTTGAATATAACGTCATAGACTGTTATAGAATATTTCAGTTAGAAGATAAATTAGGATATATCAACTTGGTTCAATCATTATCTTTATTGACTAAAGCTCCGATGAAATATTATAATGGTATGACGAATTTGATTGAAGGCATGTTGATTACATATTATCGTCGAAACAATATGTGTGCGCCAAGATTATATGGTGGGACACAGGAAAGTTATGAAGCCGCATATGTCAAGAATCCAATTATAGGAAAACACGAATGGGTTGTTGATTTGGATATTACAAGTAGTTATCCTCATCAAATTATTACTTTGAATATGTCACCAGAAACATATTATGGTAGAATTAGAGGTTTTACTGAAGATAAAATTATACAATGTGTAAAAGACAAGTCATTTCCACCTTTTGATATGATGACTAATAATGGTTTAGTTCATTTTGATGAAAATAAATTGGAAGTATTTCATAAAGTTTTATCTAAAAGAATGGTAGCTATTTCACCTTGTGGTTCTGTGTTTGTTACAAAACCAATTGGAGTGATTCCGGCATTGGAAAAATATGTTTTTACGAAAAGGGCTGAAGTTAGATCCAGAATTCGTTCAATGAAAAAAGCCTTACCGGAACTTCGTAACTCCGATT